GCTTGGGCTGTGTAGACGCTACACGGACTCGAAGGACGCGGACATCGACATCCTTTCGGTACAGGATATTTCGGCGCACAAGGAAGGAGACGACGCCGACTATGAATTGACTTTGGTGCACGAGCTGTTGCACGTGCATTTCGCGTTCATGAACAATGACGAGGGGCATGCCCGACAGCAAGAAGAGTTGATCGTCAGTACGTTGTCTCGTGCGCTTGTGAAACTAAATCGGGACGGCCTTACCAGCTAGTCCCACGGACGTGAATTTGCGTAGTCGTCGTACGCGCCTGTCGCCGGGGTAATCGGGCGGTGGAGGTATTGTGGCTCTAAAAGTTGCGTCGTCGAAGTCAGATGGCATTATGGACAGTTCTCCCGAGATGGATTTTAACTCTCCTGAGTTTGCGGCTGCGCTCGCGGGCAAGGCCGTAGACAAGAAGGAAGAGAAGGCGAAGGAATCGGCAGACGAAACGGCAGAGAAAGATCCGGGGTCTGCGCCCGACGAAGCCGAGACCGAAAAGGAATCCGACGAGAAGGAAGAATCGAGCAAAGAGGAAGACACAAAAGACGAGAGTGAACCGGCCTCCGTTAAGGCGCTTCGCAAAGAATTGAAGCGCGTTCGCGCAGCGAACCGTGAGAAGGACGAGAAACTCGAATCCCTCGAAGCGAAGGTGAACCAGCTCGCCGAGAAGTCCGACACCAAGGAGCTATCGGAGAAGGACCGTCAAGTCGTCAAGCTGACGAAGATGTCAGACACCGACTTCAAGCGGGTCTCGAACGAATGGCGAGACGAGCTTGTCGATGCTACCGCGAAGTTGCACGTTGCTCAGGCGCGAGGCGATGCCGAAGCCGAAGAGAGCGCGAAGCAAAGGGTTGCACGTGCTAAGGTTGCGCAGGATCTTTTGGACGAAGCAAAAGAGAAGCGTGCCGAAGTGACTGTGCGATCCAAAGAGAAAGAAGACGAGGAACGGGGTCACATCGAGGAAAGTCTTGCGGCTATTCAAGACGACTTCCTGAAGACCCTTCCGGCACTCAAGGACCACGAAAGCGAAGCCTTCAAGGCTGGCGAACGCGAATACAACCGGCATAGAGCGCTGATGGCGAAGATGGGCCCGATGGGCCAGATGCTCGCGGTGGCGCTCGCGATCATTCGCAATCCGAAGCTCGTGGGGCGTGATGCCGTGGCAGCACGGAAAGAACTCATCAACAACGTAGAGGAGGCCGCGTCGAAAGCTCTCGATACTGGCGTCAAGGGTGGGGCGAAGGGCAAAGGCATACAGATGCCAGAGCCGGGGACTCAATCCTTTGAAGACTTCATCGAGAGGCTAAAGAGCGGCGGTTAAATGGCTGAGAACTTAACTACCCAATTCACCGACAGCACCAGCTCAGACGCCACGCAGAGCGTGTACAACACGCTGTTGCTTGTGCGTTCGACGTATCCGCTGATTCACCAAGTTCCTGTGCGCAAGTACAGCTTGAAACAGCGGACTGGTAAGACCATGATCTTCCGGCGCTTCGAGGCTCTGGCGAAAGCCAAGACCCCGTTGAACGAAGGTACGCCTCCGGCCGGTAAAAAGAAAACGAAGACTGACGTGTCCATGACGATTAAGCCCTACGGAGACTTCATCGAAGACTCCGATATGGTGCTTAATACTCAGCCGGACCCGCAGGCGTTGGAGAACATCGAGCTGCTTGGACAGCAAGCCGGTGAGACTTTCGACGAACTCTACCGCGACATGTGGGCGGACGCGACGAACATCGTGTACGCGAGCGGTACGTCTTCGGCCACTGTCAACGCGATCCTTGACCGTGCGATCTTGGACCGGGCAATTCGTACGGCCCGCATCAATAAGATGCAGCCGTTCAGCCCCGCTGTCTTCGCATCGCAGCGGATTGGGTCTTCGAGCATCATGCCGTCCTACTGGGGTTTGGCTGACGAGCGGAGCTACTTCGACCTTCGACACATCGAGGGCTTTGTGCTCCCCGTTGACTATGCCAACGGCTCGGCCACTTTGGTCGGTGAGGGCGGAAGCGACAAGAACGGCGTGCGTTACCTCATTTCCCCGAACGGGTATTTCCTGCCGGGCGCGACTGGCGTGACGACCGCGAACTCTGATGTGAAAAATACGGGGGGCTACGGCGACCTGTATTCCATCTTCATTGTTGGTAAGGAAGCCGCTGGCGGGATCAACCTGGCGATGGGTAACGGCGGAGTCATCAAGAAGGATTTGGGATCGGCCGGTACGGCTGACCCTCTCAACCAACGGGCGACCGTGGGCTGGCTGAAGTACGACGCGCGGACCATTCTCAATCAAGCCTTCTTGCTTGAGATCCAGCACTTCGTCAGCTTGTAAGAAAGGGACCTAATGGCGAGAGACCTTGGAGTTGAGTTCTGGCGGGCGAGGAGGCAGCGGCTGGCATCGGGCGTCTCCTGGAGCGACGGCGCCGCAGGGGCGCGGCTGTTCA